CACGTCGGGAACGAAGCTCGCACCGCCACCGGACGCACCACCGAGGGCACGCACCTCGACGCCGTGGTCTTCACACCACCGCTTGGCGTGAGCGTCGCCGCTCTTCGCCTTGAACCACATGCCCGCTTTGTAGGCGTCTTCGGCCTTGCCGAACGCACGAAGCCGACCGGAGAACGGAACCGCTTCCACGCGTGCCTGCTCGCTGCGAGCCTCGGTCGCCTCGGGCGCCGGCGTGCAGCGGTCGACCACCGCCCGGAGGTTCTTGGCCGACTCGGCCACGTTCTTCTCGAAATCGATCTTCTTGGAGAGCTTGGAGGCGTCGGCCGTCAGCGTCTCGAGCTCGAGGTCGCGCTCGGCAATCTTGTCCGCGTCGCCTTCGATGGCTCGCACTGCGTCGATCCGGTTGGCGAGGGCAGCCGCCTCGTCCTGAAGCTTCTTGAGGTTGTCCATGTGTCGTGAGACTCCTGCGGCGGTATTGCCGATGGAGTCCACGATGCCCGCATATGGGCACTCCCTTGCAGTTAGACGGGCGTGCGGCGTTCTACCGTAGAACACGACGGAACACGGCGTCGGCCTTCACAACGCATTTACAGCGGGCTCCGCACTTGCGGCACTGCATGTACCGCAGCTGCTGCTCGCCCACGGCGCGGCTGCTGATCGTCCGCAGTTTGTCGCCGCATTTGCACTGCCGCTTCTCAGACATTCCGAAGCCTCAGAGCCGCGGCAGTCGCCGCATCACGGGCCAGTGATCGCACGGCCACAACGGAGGCCACAGCCTCGGGCTGCGACTGTGCAGCCAGCCATGCCTCGTACGAACGCATCGCCACGCCTGCCGAGGTGCTTGGGTACGCGGGCACTAGGACCGGACCAACGTCGTAGAGTCCCGACACCTCGCGGATCTGCCGCACAGCCTTGCCGTCGTCGCCCTGGCGGAAGCCCTCGCCAGCCTTATCGACTGTGAACGCGAACGACGAGCCGCGAACGTCGCGCCGCTGAATCAGCTCCATTACGTCGGCCCGGCTCACGGGTGGCGTTACCACGTACCGCAGGCCCTTTTCGTCGGACGAGAGCTCGAGCGTGCCACTTGATGTGCGGCCCAGCACGATGTTGCTGTCGTGGTTGAATAGCGCCACAACGTCCTGGCGGCCCCGCTGGCGGCTCAGGATCTTGTCGAAGGCACCGGGCAGGATCTCCTCACGGAAACCGCCCAGGTCGAGCGACAGCCGGTTGTAGACCGCAGCGTATCCGATGATGGCTGCCCGGCCGTCGGCCCGGCTCTCGACGATCAGTTCCTGCTCGTCTTCAAAGGCGAAGTCGCGGCGTTCAATTTCCATCGGTAGCGTCCTCCTCGGATTGGTCCTCGGTGTCGTCGGCTGGGCTTTCCTCGTCCTCGACCGGTGGCTCGGGCATCGCGTCCGCGGCCGGCTCCTCGCCAACCTTGTCGAGCGTGGTCATGTTCAGCTGCACAAAGTGCTTGTCACCCTCCGGCCCGATCGGGTTCAGGTTCTCAAGCTCGCGGATCTCGTTAATCGTCATCCAGCCGTTTTGCAGGGCCGACACGTAGTACGCCGACCGGCTGGCGTGATCACCACGCAGCAGGCCCGAGACGCTGTGCTCGGCGAAGTACCGCTCGTCGTCCACGATGAGGTCACGGCTGATGGCAGCCTCCCACCGCTTCAGGTGCGGCAGCAGGCAGTGCTGGACGAATTCCGTCCCCTGTACCTCGATATTCGAATAGGTCGAGCGGGTCAGGTCTTGAATCATGTGCGGTGGTACACGGAACGCACGGCAGATCTCAATGACCTGGTACTGCCGGGTCTCAAGGAACTGGGCCGCCTCATTGCTGCCGCTGAGCTCGTGGGCCTTCACGCCGTTAGGCAAGACCGCCGTGCGGTGTGCCCGGTCCGGCCCGCGGTGCATCCGCTCCCACTGCTCCCGGAGCCGCTCCGACGCTTCGGCCGGGATCGGGTTGTCAGACTCCAGGACAATGCCGGGCCGGGCACCGTTGCCGAAGTACGTGGCACCGTGGGCCTCCAACGCCTGGGCCAGGCCGATGGCATTGCGGAAAAGCTGGTACGTCGGCACCGGCCGGATACCGTCCTCGGTCGTAAACCGCAGGGCAAAGATCTGATCCTGGCTGTAGACCGTCTGTCGGCCGTTCGGCTCGCGATATCGATACCGTACCGTGCCATCTTCCAGACGCTCGGCCTCCATCCGCGACGAGTGCAGCGGCCACAGCTCCGAGACCGCACCTCGAGCACCTGGGCGGATCTCCGCGTAGCTGGCGCCGTAGTGCAAGTACATGCCGGTCATCCAATCCCGAAACTCTTGAGCCGTCTGCCACGGGTTCGGCTGCATGTGCAGGAGCCGGTAGACCGGGTTCGATGCGGCCTTGGCCTTGCCGCCGTTTGGCAGCCGCTCGTAGACGTGCAGCGGCAGCGAGCTCACAGCGTCAGAGATCACGCGAATACAGGCTGTGTAGGCCGAGCATGCCATCGAAGTATCGGCAGTGACCCGGATGCCGGAGGCCGTGCGGGTGCCGCCCATGTCGTGCCATTCGATGCCACGCAGGTCGATCATCTTGAAATCGGCGGCAGCGTTTTCGCTCATAGCGTGATGATGTCCCAGGATTGGTCGGGCGGCGTCGTGGTAGCTACGGCATGCAGTCCGAGAGCCATGACCAGCGACACGATGCCGTCGATACGCTCGGTGCTCTTTGCCTTGCTCGGTTTGATGTTTTGTTGGTGGTCTGACTGGATAGCAACATTGCCAGCCATCCACGACAGCACCGGGTGGTTCGCGTGGCGAATGCGCTCCGACAGCACAAGGTTTTCGAGTTGCTTGCTCGGACTCGACATTGAGCCATAGCCCTGCCCAAATCCTGTCACCTGGAGGCCATCTCCTTGCAGTTGCGTTGCCAGCTGCGTGGCGTTCCAGCGGTCGATTCCGACCTGTCTGATGTTAAATTGCTGGGATAGCTCAACGATGTCACGGCGGATCACGTCGTAGTCGGTCACATTGCCGTCGGTGGCACGGATGTACCCGTCACGTATCCACCCGATGTAGTCCACCTTGTCTCGCTGCGTCCGCTCGGCTGCGTTCTCCTGCGGCACCCAGAAAAACGGCATTACGTCGAACGAGCCGTCGTCGGCCTGGCTCACCATGACAAACGCCGACAGGTCGTACGTGGTGGCAAGGTCTAAGCCCGCGTACCACTCCCGCTGCTCGAGGTCTGCCAACAGCGGCCCGCCGCACTTAAACCATGTGTCAGGCGAGAGCCACCGAACATCCTGCGTCGTCCATACGTTGAGCCTGTACCGCAGAAACGCGTTAAGCTTCGACGGCGACTGCTCCGCCTCGCGAGCATCGGCGGCGAACGACTCTACTGTGATCGTCTCGCCGAGTGACGGGTTCGCCTTGTGCCACGTCTTCTGGTCCTTCCAATCGTCCTCGGGCGAGGCCGCGTAGATGCACCCGAAGAAAGCAGGGTCGACGGTCGGGTCCGCGATGCACCGCTCGGCGTAGGCGTGCTGCTCCCAGCAGATGCTCTTGCGGTCGTATCCGGCCGTCGTGATCGACAGCAGCAGCGGCGAGCGTCTGGCCGCACCACCGTACCGCAGGGCATCCCACAGGCGACGGTCTCGCTGGGCGTGCAGTTCGTCGAAGAGCAGGGCGTGGATGTTGAGGCCCTCGGCCCTGAACGCATCGGCCGACAGAACACGATAGAACGAGTTGCTGGCCTTATGGACGATCGTCTTGCGGCTGTCGATCACCTCGAGGTGCCGCGACAACGCAGGCGAGGCCCGCACCATCGACGCCGCCTCGCGGTAGATGATGCCAGCTTGCTCGCGGTCGCAGGCCGCACCGTAGACCTCGGCACCAGGCTCCGAGTCGAAAGCTGTCATGTACAGGGCGATGCCCGCTAGTGTCGTGCTCTTGCCTTGCTTCTTCGGAAGTTCGATGTATCCGACGCGGTGCTTACGCGTGCCGTCTGGGTGCAGCCGGCCGAAGAGCTCACGCATGACGTGATGCTGCCACGGCAGGAGCTTGAACGGCTTGCCAGCGTTCTGCCCTTTGCTGTGGCGAAGGATCTTCTCGAAGAAGTGAACAACACGCTCGTACTTGGCCTGACCCT